GCTAATGCCCATCCTTAATCAATATAAAATTCAAGATTCATACTCAGGGATAGAAAAAATTTCCCACAACCTAAGTCGTGGTACAAAAACTATATGAATACTTCTAATTAAAGAAGAAAAAAGATTTTATAAAGACTCAGGATGAGTTTTATTCCCCAAATTGGGGCGCAGGGCGACCTTGCCGCGTAACACTGCCTTTTCTAAGAACTAAAAACAAATTAAGGATTATATGAATCTACAGCTGTTGGACCTCCATATTCGTAAATACGAGGCACACAGACAAAGTAGACGGGCATAAAATCAACACCAGCAGCATAATACACATCCATGGCAGGCCATGAAGTAGTACTACTTGTTGCATCTCCAGTGATAAAGTAAGAAGAAATTCTAACATTATCATAAAATTGACTATAGTCAGGTAAAGTTTCATCTAATGATGTACTATATGGAGCGGTGTAAAATTTAAATTTACTATATTGAGGAACATTAACACTTAGCGCAGATTGCGTTTTAGTATTAGTTAAAGAAGTTCCTGTAACACCTATATTTTTTCTACTTACTGGTTCAGTATATGTAGATTGATAGGTAGTAGCTGCACGTGATAGTGTAGATTCCCCAAATTGAGGAGATGTAATAGTAAATTTATTAATGTTTTTAGTAGTAGAACTTAATACTGTTGAACCATAGTAGCGCGATGCTTCTATAGAATCAATGTATGGGACACGTTCTGTAGATATTGGATTAATGTGTACATTAACACTTCCTCTATATCCTACAAAACAATTTAATACCCAACGTATTGGATGATTAGCAACATAATTGAACTGGGAATTCCCAGCACCAACTATTTCTTGTGCCCAATGATAACCATTGGATGTATCATAACCATACGGTCTGGGTAATCTATTAATAATATTAGTATTAAATTGGTGTCCAGATCCCACATATGAAGACGAACCTATTTGAGGTCCACCCAACAATTGTGTGAATGAGTAAGAAGTTCTATGTAAGAGAGGTCTCAATGATGAAATTATTTCACCCATTGTGACATCATTTAGCCGAGTATCTAAAGGTTTAGATTCTTCGGTTATATTTTCTTCATCACCTTGAATAGGTAAAGTAGTTAGAGCATTATTTGCCGCTTTAGGGCGTGCATATTGGAAATCTTTTCCAGGTCTAACATACATTAAAACATCTATTTCAGGAGAGATTGCAGGTCCTGTGAGGACATTTAACACTCTCATTTGTAAACTCCCATTATGATATTTGGGGTTTAATGTAAGTGATGGAGATGTGGAATTAGTTACAGAATCAGAATGAAAGACTTCAAGAAATGGAGAAATCGCCTTATAAGGTATTTCAATTTCCACTTCATCTTCATATTCTAAATCTATTACACGAGAAAATACTGCTGTCTCAGGATCAGTAACTCCAATTAAAGAAGTTTCAGGATCCCAAGATACTATAACACGACCTTTGTGGTATTTCGATTTAACGAATTTAAATTTATAAATCAAAGAACCTCTCCAGTAATTGAAGAGTTCTCCAAAATATGACATTGGTGTATAGTAATGGGTATCTAGTAAACCAGACGTTGTTTTAACCAACTGAGCTGGATTAACTACTGCGGTGAATATAGGGGTGGATGGGATATAACTTCCTGTCCATAAAGTTCCCCTCACAAATGATTCACGAAAAACAGTATTTTCAAAAGAAAGTGGATCCTCTTTAGGAGCACCTATGATACTATTATCAATGGTAACTTCATTTTTAGGATCCAAACTCAATTTGTCAATTGGTACTCGAGTTTCCACATTAGCGAAAGCATGGAAACTTTTAGGCTGATAGGGCATTACATCTTGTATAATAGGTGGATTTGAATATCCAAATAATTTAGCTATTGAGGCTACGCCTCTGGCTCCTATTTCTGTTGCTTTAGCAAAAGATCCAATAACTGGAGCTTTACCAAGCATAGACGCAATATTTGCGACTGTGGTTGCTGGAGCAGATATAACACCTTGGTTTTGCTGATATTCATCAGCTTGAATAGCCAAAGCTGTTGTTGGACCAGATAATTGAATATCTTCGGCCCAAGCAAAAGTTGTAATAGTTACACCAGTACCTGCGACACCATTAGCGGACCGCAAGCCTGTGTATTCTAAAAATTGTAGAGTACCCATTTGATCGAAATGAGCTTGTTGGTTGACATCTATAAAAGTTAGAGGCCAAAGGAAGGGCAGTTTCATATCTGCTGCTGACATTTTAGATGGTTCTAAATAAACTCCTGGAGTTTGTGAAAATAGAACTTGATCATCTGTTGTTGAATATACAATATTCGTAGCATACGGGAAGTAACATGCTCTCACAATTCCAAAGTAGAAAGGTGAAGCATTTATTACAAATTTTAATTTGAGAGTACAACGCAATCGCGAGTAATTCTCTAATTTCCGTTTAATAACAGCATTATTGAAAAATAAGGTCCAAGGTTTAAAACTTGCGTTTAAAAATGCACCTTCTGTCCATGTGGTTGTGTTGATTTTAACTGGTCTGGACAAGAATGAACTTAATCCAGCCGTATCTTCAACATCTTGATCTAATGATTTGTAGAAAGGAGTGGAGTAATCCATATCCTCATTCAATTCAGCATCATCAAATCGAATATTTTGTTGTACATGAGTTTCAGTATGACCTGGTTCTTTACCAGTCATATGTTCCTCTGATTGTACTTGTAAAAAGCTTTGATTCGCGTTAAGCCAGGAATCGTTGGCGTTAGTATAATAATTTGTTTGTTGAGCAGGTTTTATTATTGCTTTAATAGTGATTTTAAACCCATCCATCACTAGCAAGTTGTCATATTTCTCTCCAGCCAAAAGATTTCCTAAATAGGAATTTTGGGGAACGCCCTGGCAAGATTCACATAATATCCACACTCTATAAGATTTTACAATGACATAAATCTTTAGCAGTAACTATATTATGAGTCTACATTTTGGTTTAAAGGACTTTATAGATTAAGCCCAATTTTAGAAATTTATTCTTGAGGAAATATTTCTAAAAATAAATCATTATCTTTAGAATTCTCCTTATAAGAATTTATGAGTTCATCCCACGTTGGTAAATCTCTTTGCAAAAAATCTATAATATTAGATTCTTGCAAAACTTTATAAAAAACATTACGTTTTTCATTAAAAGTTGTTTTACCATAATAAAAATACTCTCTCAAGGCACAATCTATAACTTCTATAGAATGAGCCTCAGGACATAAAATTTTGGATGGGACATACTTTAATAACATTTTAGAAATAGAATCATGTTCTATTCTAGCTACATGACTATTAAGTTCAGGTTCAAAAACCCAAGTTCTTTTAAGAAATGTAGTTTGAGAAATATCTAAAAAGGGGACTGATTCAGCCTCCTTATCAGCCAT